GGGGCTATAGGGGGGCTATGGCCTCCCTAATGGGGGGCTACTGGGGTGTGCCTGGAAAAGTGCTCGAAAAGTCACTCCGTAGCGCCCGAATGCTCGAAAAATGGGGCGCAAACCCCTGTTTCGGCGCATCCGGAGAGGTCGCCAGAGTGTGGAGAATGTAGTGAAAGGCAGGAAGAATCCCGGGCGGAGACCCTCTTTCTCGGCCAAAGCATGGGGAGGGCAATAGGGGGGCTATAGGGAGGGCATTGCCCCCCCGTATGCCAACTAGAACTAGAACTAGAACTAGAAGTACACCCCCTACCCCCTCATGGACCAACGAAACAGACCCCCGGGGGCTTTGTTGGGGCTCCTGCCGGCTACACAGCGCACGAAAAGTCCAACAAGGGGGCTTGATAAGTCCGGATCACTGACCTACAGTCCGGGTCACCGTGGAGAAGTGCCAGGGTGCAGTGCCGCTCAAGCGGTGTGTGAGTCAGAACTACCGCATTCGGAGGTCGTCTTGCCTCCTCTGACGACTGATCCGGACGGATCGCCCACGTTACGGGCGAACAACACCATGCCGCGCAAGATCACCAAGACTGTCGATCAGGAACTCAGCGAATACGCCGCCAAGCGTCGCGCTGTTTCCGGCGAACTCGTGCGCGAGCAGATCCAGGTCACGCAGCTTGTGAACACCCTCCAAGACTTCGCTCTCGGTAAGGGCAAAGCCAAGCTGGACGGCCCCCGCCTCAAGGCCATCGAGATGCTGCTCGACAAGTCGGTCCCTGACCTTGCGTCGATCAAGCACGAGGTCGAGGCGAAGAACGTCATGTTCGTGATCGACACGGACTTCAAGCCGCAAGCCGCTTGACCGAGCAGTCCAGACTCATCCGCTACATGCCACCCGGCATGGTGGCGGCGGAGTTCCACCACTCCGAGGCTTTCGTCAGGGGCCTGAAGGGGCCGGTGGGCTCAGGCAAGTCATCGACGTGCTGCATGGAGATCGTCAAGCACTCGATGAAGCAGAAGCCGTTCAACGGCTGGCGCAAGGCGAGGTGGGCGGTGATCCGGAACACTTACCCGGAGCTCAAGTCCACGACGATCAAGACGTGGCAGCAGTGGGTTCCTGACGATCTGTCCCCGATCAAGTGGGACGCGCCGATCACCTCAACGCTGAAGATCAAGGACTGCGGAGATGGCTGTGGGCTGGAGCTCGAAGTCATCTTCATAGCCCTGGACAAGGCTAGTGAGACCGGCAAGCTCCGGTCCCTGGAGTTGACCGGTGCATGGATTAACGAAGCCTCCGAGGTTCCCAAGGAGGTGTTCGACATGGTGACCCAGCGGGTGGGTCGTTTCCCCCCGAAACGCGAAGGTGGGCCTGTCCATCCTTGCGTCATCATGGACACCAATCCGCCGGACGATGACCACTGGTGGTTCAAGCTCGCGGAAGAGGATCGGCCGCACAACTACGACTTCTACGATCAGCCCGGTGGGCTGGTGAAGATCATTGAAGGGGAGTCGGTTCGCTACGAGCCGAACCCAGCGGCGGAGAACGTCTTCAACCTACCGCAGGGGTATGGGTACTACCTGAACATGGTGCCCGGGAAGACGGACGACTGGATCAACGTCTTCGTCCTCGGACAGTACGGCACCACTGCTGACGGTAAGCCGGTCTACCCCGAGTACAACGACAAGATTCACGTCGCCTCCGAGGAGCTTATTCCGAACCCAGGGCTGCCGATCTACCTCGGCTGGGACTTCGGCCTCACCCCCGCCTGCATCATCGGCCAGATCAGCCCCAAGGGTCAGTTGCTGATCCTGGACGAGCTCGTCGCCGAGGACATGGGCATTCGCCAGTTCGCGTCCGACATCGTCAAGCCGATGTTGCTGAACAAGTACGGACGCAACTTGCGCTACTCGGTCGGTGACCCGGCCGGCATGAACAGATCGCAGACCGATGAACGCACCTGTTTCCAGGAACTCGTCGAAGCCGGAATCGCTACCGAGCCCGCGAACACCAACGACTTCATCCCACGCCGGGAGTCTGTCGCGTTCTATCTCAACCGGATGTCTTCTGGTGAGCCTGGGTTTCTGCTCTCCCCGACATGCCGGACGCTACGAAAGGGGTTCATCGGTGGGTATCGCTACGAGCGGCTCAAGGTCGCTGGTGAGCGTTACCGGGATCGGCCAGTGAAGGACCGGTTCAGCCATCCGCATGACGCGCTTCAGTACCTGTGCCTGAAAGCACGGGACGGCGGAGGCAGCGTCAGGGCGAAGAAGGTCAGCACAGCATCATCGAAGGGTTGGACCTGATGGCTCTCGGAATCAAACCAGTCTTGGAGGCTGACGTCTCGGTTGAAGGGCCGAGCGACCAGCACTCTGATCTCCTCATGTCCGGCATTGCCGGCCACATCTCAAGCTGCTGGAGTCAGGCCAAGCACGCCAAGCTACAGATTACTGAGCGTCTGTTGAAGTGCGAGCGTCAACGCCGTGGCGAGTACGACCCCGACAAGATGGCTCAGATCCGCGAGACCGGCGGGTCGGACATCTTCATGATGCTCACCGACATCAAGTGTCGGGCCGCGAAGTCATGGATCACAGACGTGATGTTTGCCAGCGGCCAGCGTCCGTTCGATCTTGAGCCGGCGCGTGAGCCCGAGATGCCGCCCGAGCTCCGTCTGTCCATCGTCGATTTCGTGCGCAGCGAAGCCGAGGAGTTCTTGGCAACCGGCGCCGCTATCCACCCGGACGCCTTCCGCAACCGTATGGAGGAAGTGGAAGACCGCATCCGCATGCGCCTGCGCGAGGAGGCCAAGGAGATCGCCGGCCGGATGACCAACGTCATCGCCGACCAGATGGACCAGGGCGGGTTCAAGAAGGCTGCCGAGGAGTTCGTCGACGACTTCGTCACCTTCCCGACTGCCGTGATGAAGGGTCCCTCGGTCCGCAAGAAGAAGCGCCTGACATGGGGTCCTGCCTTCCAGCCGATGATCCTTGCGGACTTCTCGCGTGACGTGGAGCGGGTGTCGCCCTACGACATCTTCCCGTCCCCGTCGAGCTCCGGCCCGAACGACGGCTACCTGATCCAGCGCCACCGCCTGACGGCGAAGGACCTGGAGGCCCTGAAGGGTGTCCCCGGCTACAAAACCGAGGAGATCGATCAAGTCCTGCTGCGCTACGGTAAGAGTGGCTTCCGTTACCACGAGTACGGCGACACCCAGCAGGACGACCTCAAAGGCAAGCCTCTGTCGGCGCTGCACGGTGACATGAACATCGAGGCCCTGGAGTTCTGGGGTCCGGTCATGGGCGATCTGTTGCGCAACTGGGGCATGAAGGATGTGGACGCCACTGCGGTCTACGAGATCAACGGCTGGCAGATCGGCTCGCACACCATCAAGGTCGCGATCAATCCCGATCCCCTGGGCCGGCGCCCCTACGAGATCGCCTGCTGGAGCGAGATCCCTGGCGCCTTCTGGGGTCAGGCTTTGCCGGAGACGATGGCTGACATTCAAGCCATGTGCAACGCAGCGGCCCGCTCGCTGGCGAACAACATGGGCGTGGCCTCTGGCCCCCAGGTTGAGGTTGTGATCGACCGCCTGCCGGACGGCGAGAACGTCACCTCTATCTACCCCTGGAAGATCTGGCAGACGACCTCTGATCGGACGGGTGGTGGTCAGCCTGGGGTGCGGTTCTTCCAGCCGGACATGAAGGCAGCAGAACTCATGGGCGTCTATGCCACGTTCGCGAAACAGGCAGACGAAATCACCGGCATCCCGAACTACATCTACGGCAGCGGCCAAGCCTCCGGCGCTGGGCGCACCGCGTCTGGTTTGTCGATGCTGATGGACAACGCGGCCAAGGGCATCAAGCTCGCGATCTCGCGCATCGACCACGTTGTGACAATGGTTGTGGACCGGTTCTACATCCACAACATGCTGTTCAACCCGGACCCGTACATCAAGGGCGACATGCGCGTCATCGCCAAGGGAACCTCCGGACTGATTGCCAAGGAAGCCATCCAGGCCCGCCGCAACGAGTTCTTGGCCGCTACCGCCAACCCGGTCGATCTTCAGATTGTCGGCCTGGAGGGTCGCGCCTACCTGCTGCGCGAACTTGCCTCCGGCCTGAACATGAACACCGACAAGCTGGTGCCCAGTCCGGAGGAGTTGAAGTTCCGCGCTCAGAAGGCGGAAGTCCAACAGATGCAGCAACAGATGATGCAGATGGGCGGCGGCGACGGAATGCAGCCACCCTCCATGCTGCCCAACAACCCTACGCCTGGGGTTCAACCAAGCTCACCGGAGGCGATGCCGGCCGAGCCCACAGCACCTACTGAGGTCATGTGATGAAGAAGATGATCCCCATGAAGAACGCAGCCCCCGCCAAGAAGGCGTTCAAGCCCTGCGCCGGTTGCAAGACCGCCGCCAAGTGCGCCAAGGCTGGCAAGTGCATGGCGAAGTGAGTCAGTGCTCGCGAAACCAGATCACCGAGTTCTGAACGCCCTCGCCACGTTGCGAGGGAGTCAGGACTTCATTGTCGTCACAGACTGGATTCGCCAGTCCTTGAGCGACCTAGACGTACAAACCCGACACACCAAAGACGAGATTCTCGTTCGTTGGCACCAGGGCGCGGCGCAGGTGCTTGAGGACCTGCTCGACAGAGCCGAGTCCGCTGGCGACGTCATCCGCAAGTCGCGGTGAGGTGAAAGCCTCATGTGGCATTCCGCCACGAAGGGTTCCGGCCCTGTAACCGGAGACAGTGAATACCGACAGATTGCAGTGAACACCGCGAGGCTCACGAAGCATCCTGATCGGCTCACGGAGTATCGATGTCAATACCAAGAGCCGTAGCCGAAGCCGAAGAACGCGCCAATCGGCTACACGAAGAACTGCTGAAACAGCAGGGCGCCGGGCAAACGCCTCCGCCTGCGGAAGCGCCGCCGCCGGAACCTCCGGGTGACGACGATGGCGAGCCGCAGCCGAGGGGCGTCAGTCCTGACCCCAAGACTAGCGACTCGAAGGACGATTCCTACGAACACCGCTTCAAGGTCTTGCAGGGTAAGTACAACTCGGAAGTGCCTCGCCTTGCGCAAGAGAACAAGGATCTGAAGTCGACCCTCAAGTCGCTCCAGGATCAACTGGACGAGTTGAAGTCGAAGCCGGCAGAACCGCTGGTCAAGCCCGAAGAGATCGAAGAGTACGGAGAAGGTCTTGTTAATCTGACCCGTCGCGTTGCTCAAGAAGAGCTCGCGAAAAAGGATGCCCAGATCAGGAAGCTGGAGTCCAAGCTCGAAACCCTCGAAGGCGTGACGACCAAGACGGTCGAGAAGGACTTCTACTCTTTGCTTGCCGCAAAGGTGCCCGAGTGGGAGAAGATCAACGCCGACAAGTCGTTCCACAAGTGGCTCGACGAAGTTGACGAACTGGCTGGCTACCGCCGGCAGGATCTGCTGTCCCAAGCGGAACAGGCCCGCGACGCTGACCGCGTAGCAAAGTTCTTCAAGGCTTTCGAGAAGACATCCAAAAAGCAGGTGGCAGACACCAGCCTTGCGCTTGAAACGCAGGTGGCCCCCAGCGCGAACAGAACTCCTAACGCCCCACCGGCAAAGAAGATCTGGACGCGGCCGGAGATCGCCGAGTTCTACAGGCGAGTGCGGTCCGGACAGGTCAGCGACAAGGACGTGGTTGCCATCGAGTCCGATATTCATGCGGCCTCCATCGAAGGACGAGTTCGATGACCGCAATGTGAACCGAAAGGAAACGAAATGAGTGTTGCAGTTACCTCCGGCTACTACGGTGCCGGTACCACGGACGCCTACAAGGCCACCGCCAAGTTCATCCCCGACATCTGGTCGGGCAAGCTCCAGGTCAAGTTCTACAAGTCGACCGTGTTGGGTGAGATCACCAACAACGACTGGGAAGGCGAGATCAAGGGCCACGGCGACAAGGTCATGATCCGTTCGATCCCCACGATCACGATCAACAACTACACGAAGGGCCTCAACCTGACCAATCAGGTTCCGAGCAGCTCTCCGCTGGAGTTGAACATCGACAAGGGCAAGTACTTTGCCGTCGTGTTGGACGACGTGGACAAGGTCCAGGCCGACGTGAACCTGATGGACATGTTCACGAACGACGCCGCCACGCAGATGAAGATCGCCATCGACGCCGATGTGCTGGGCAGCGTTTACGCTGACGCAGCCACCGGCAACAAGGGCGCCAGCGCCGGCGTTCTGTCCGGCGGCCTGAACCTCGGCGCAACCGGCGCTCCCCGCCAGATCACGAGCTCCAACGTCCTGGACATGATCCTGGACATGGGCCTGTGCCTGGACGAGCAGAACGTGCCCGAAGAGGGCCGCTGGCTGGTGCTTCCACCGTGGATGGGGTCGCTCATCAAGCGTTCGGACCTGAAGCAAGCCTACCTGACCGGCGACAGCGTGACCCCGCTGCGCAACGGCAAGTTGGGCATGGTGGATCGGTTCACGCTCTATGTGAGCAACAACATCGCCACCACGGCTGACCTGGGCGCTGATGCCGCCCCTGGTGGTACTGCCGGCAACGCCGACAGCACCGCCTGGAACATCATGGCCGGAACCCGCGACGCCATCTCGTTCGCCTCGCAGATCACCAACGTGGAAACCCTCCGCTCGGAGTCCACGTTCGGCAACATCATGCGCGGCCTGAACGTGTATGGCTACAAGGTGACCAAGCCCGAGGCCCTGGTCCACGGCTACATCAGGAAGTAATTCTTGGTGATCTGATAGGGGGGGCGGGTAACCGCCCCCCTCTTGCACATGAGCAATCCCAGATTCCTTCGGAAGACGACGACTGGAGAGATCTTTCCGTGGACCCGGTTCCTAGCGGAACGGGATGACATGGAACCCTACGCGCCGCCTGAGCCCCAGACGGCTCCCGAGCCGAAGCCAGAGAAGGCGCCGCCGTGGCTGACCAAGCCCAAGGCCACTCGGCCCCAGCCGGCACCACTGCCACCGCCACCACCATCTCCGCCGCTGCCGCCAACAGACGCAAAAGCAGTGCTTGCTCTGTTCAAGCCAGCAGTGACAGAAAACGAGGCCCAGACATCATGAAAGCCAAGGACGTCAAGCGCGAGGGCGGAAAGCTCGTCTATCGCGGCCACGAGTTCCCGGGTTTCAACAAGCCGGTCCGCGCACCCGATGGCGGAGACCACAAGAAAATGGTCCTCGCCAAGAAGGGCGACGACGTAAAGTTGGTCAAGTACGGTCACCGTGAATACGAGGATTTCACGCAGCACAAAGACTCCGAGCGGCGGAAGAACTACCTCGCCCGGTCTGCCGGAATCCGCGACAAGAGCGGCAACCTGACGAAGGACGACGTGTTTAGCGCGAACCACTGGGCTCGCAAGGATCTTTGGTGAGGTAACACATGCTTGCAAGCGAAATCATCGACCGAGCCAGAATCGTCCTCAACGACGCCGATGGTGTGCGCTGGCTGGACTCCGAGTTCTTCAAGTGGATCAACGACGCCCAGCGCGTGATCGCATTGGTGCGTCCGGACTCTGTTGTTTTGAACACCACCCTGGCGCTGGTCAATGGGACCAAGCAAACGCTTCCCGCCGAGGCGCTGCGTCTGTTGGATGTCGTTCGCAACATCACTGTGTCCGGGGCCGGTGGTCGCGCTGTGCGCCACGTTGACCGCGACGTGCTCGACACGCAGAACCCTGAGTGGCACGGCGAGGCCGGTGTCCAGACGATCAAGAACTACGTCTACGACAACCGCAACCCGCAGAACTTCTACGTCTACCCGCCGGCCTTGTCGACCTCCAAGCTGGAGGTGATCTACTCCAAGAACCCGACAGACGTGACCTCTCTGTTGTCCAATCTGGCCGTTGCCGACATCTACGCCGACCCGCTGCTGAACTACGTTTTGCACCGCGCCTACAGCAAGGATGCCGAGTTCGCGCAGAACGGCGCCCTGGCTGCCAGCTACCTTGGCACCTTCAACTCGATGCTTGGCATCAAGACCAGCAAGGACGCTGCGTACTCGCCCGATCTTCACAGCAAGGGCCGAACTACGTCTCCGAATCCCGCGTCTCTTCAGATGGGTGGCGTCTGAGCATGGCTGCTTACGACGACTTCCTCTCCTACGTCCTCCCGGATGTTCCGGGGTGCGCGGAGATCGTCGCCGTCCAGGCTATTCGCAACACGGTCATCGACTTCTGCGAAAAGTCGTGCGTGGTCCAGGTCGATCTCGATCCGGTCACCACCATCCCCGGCGTTGCGGACTACGACCTGGAGCCCCCGTCCAACAGACTCGTCACCAAGGTGATGAAGCTGTTCTACAAGAACAAGGAGCTCCACCCATTCGGTGCGGACTACGTCCCATCGGCCACGTTCTACAACCCGTCCGCCATTGACGCTGACGCGAACTCCACGCCGAAAACGTGGAGCCAGAAGGACACAACCACATTCACGTTGTACCCGGCGCCGAAGGACCGGGAGGTCGGGGCGGTGACGATTCGAGCCGCAATCAAGCCGGCCCGCAAGTCGACCGAGTGCGACGACATCCTGTTCGAGGACTACGTCGAGTACATCGCGGCCGGCGCCAAGGCCCGCCTGATGATCGTCCCTAACAAGGCGTACACCAACCCGAACTTGGTCGCGACCCAGAACCAGTTCTACCTGCAAGGCGTCAACGTGGCTCGGCAGCGCGTCACAAGAGGCCACACCCGTTCCAACCTCTCTGTGCGCTTGCGGCGCATCTGATTCATAGGAGCCCATCATGGCTAAGTACGCACATCCCGACGTTCTGGATCAAGGCCCGAACTTCATCAAGTCCAACTGCAACAAGATGGCCTTGGTCAGCACCTACACCTTCGGCGCAGCCTACGCGACGGTGAACGGCAACATCCTGGCCGAAGTCGCTATGGTGTCTGGCGACTTCACGCTGGGCACTTCCGGCAACGACCGCACACTGACCACGGCGGCGGGCAAGCAGGACTCCTCGGCCAACGCCTCAGGCGGCAGCGCAACCAACCACATCGCATTCCTGGACACCGTCAACAGCAAGGTGTTGTGGGTGACGGAGGAGACCACGGGGCAGGCGATCACCGCCGGCAACCCGGTCAACTTCCCGAGTCTGGTCTACACCGCCAAGCAGCCGGTGGCTCCGTAAGGAGTAGCGCATGGCCGCATCACAACTTGGCTACACCCCCGGCTCAGGCGCGAACGTCGCCACCGACCTCGATGGCGGTGCCCACCACCAGAAGGCGCTGATCGAGCACCTGCAAGACGGCGTGCCTACGCCCGTCACCGAAGACGCGCCCCTGCCCGTGGCCGACCGTCACACCGGCGGCCTGCTGCTGCGCATCCTGCAAATGCTCATGGCCCCGCTGGGCTATGACAAATCGCTCGGGCGGCAGCGCGGCACGGTGGTGGTTGAAAGCGGCACGGTCACCACGGTCACCACACTCACCACAGTCACGACGCTGGCAAACATTGCAGCAGTCGGCGGCTACTCCGCGCAGATGACCGTGTTCGACCAAAACCGTTCCGCCTGGGCGCAATGTGTCCGCGCCCGCATCACCTGAGAGAACAAAATGGCAAACACCTTCAAGAAAGTCATCGACCAACTCGTCTGGCGGCAGGTCAACCCGGCGCCCAACGCCCATGCGGCTGCGGCTTCAATGGCTTCAGACCTGCGCTCCGATGTGTCTCGCAACCCGTTTGTCTACCAGACGATCAGCAACACGGTGGTGAACAGGTTCAACATCGTCACCAAGGCGTGGCAGCCGATAGCATCAATGGCCCTGGCGGGCACCTTCGGAGCTGGCGCGGCCTCGGCTTTTGTTCCGTCCCTCGGGCTGGTGGGCACCATTGCCGCAGGCGCGACCACCACCTCGGTCGTGATCTCCACCGCGTTTCCCACTGCGGTCGGCACCAACATGCTAGCCAACCGTGGTGGCTCTGGTGAGTACGGCTTCAAGCTGCGAATCATCGACACCGTGGCCGGCAAGACCGCCGAGCGTTACATCACCGGCAACACGTCGGGCACCACGCCCACCATACAGGTCTTGTCTAGCTTCGGCTTCACGCCCAGCACCGGCGCCCGGTACGAGATCATCGCCGGCCGTTTGTTCAATCTGGGCGCGGGGACCACCGCCGCCAACATCTGGCGCTCGTTTGAGGTTGCGTCCAACACGCTGTCAACGGGCCTGTCAACCGCCAACCTGCCCGCCACCATCGGCACCGACTCCGACATCATGGTGCTGGACGAGCAGTACACGCCCTACGATTGCAGCCCCGGCGACGGCATGATCAAGGGCGCATACAACTACGACACGGGCGTGGTCAGTCGCTATGCCCTGACGGCCACAGCAGCGGCAGCGGGAACCATCACCGGGCAGGCTACGCTGGGCGATGCAGTGGTGGTGGCAAACGAATACCGCAACTTCCAGATACGGATTGTTGAGGACACGACCACGCCCGCAGCGGTGGGTCAGCGGCGCATCATCGCCAGCCACACCGCAGGCCCCAGCGCCGTCTACACGCTGGGCACCGCCTGGGCCACGCAGCCCTCAGCCAGCGCGAAGTTCGTGATCGAGCTGCCCAACCTGCTGCTGATGCGCTCCACGGCCACCACCACTGTTTACACCTACAACTACGGCGATGCCGCCGTCAACAACGGCACCAACAGCATTGCGGCTGGCGCGTGGTCCATTACCTACTTCGGCGCCGCGCCAGCGGCAGCGGCGGCGGGCGGTATGTGGATGCCGTCTTGGGGCATCCGGCCAGACGCAGCCCGCAACGCCCGGCACAGCTTCTGCTACTTCCTCCGGGGTGGCGCAGTCACGCTGGACGTTCTGGACATCGCCGCAAGCATCACGGGCACTTGGACCGGGGCAATTGCTTACGATGGCAACACGGTGACCATCGGCGTGGGCTCTTGCGGCGGGTACGCGCCGTTCGAGAACGAGGGGCGCATGTTCTACATCAACGCCTACGTCGCCAACGCCGCCAACCAGTTCTTCCGCTTCGATGTGCAGAACCGAGTGCTCAGCCCGTACACCAACACCGACTTCATCCAGGCGGGGACGGCGACCCTTGGCAAGCGCATCGCGGCCTACGCGGCGCTGGACGGCACCGACACATACGATGTCGTGCTGATGCAGTCGCACCTCTCCACAATCTCGCAAGAATTGGTGGTGCTGGTATGAGCATCGAAGACCTGATCCGCCTGATGGAGGCGCGGCTTGCCGCGCTGAACGGCGCTCGCGCATCGGCTGCGGCAGTGGGCGATCTGGAGCAGATCACGCGGCTTGACGCCGAAGTCGCTAAAACGACCGCCACGCTCGACCGCCTGAAGACCCTGGTGGTGTAACGCATGTTCCTCACCCTGCTCCAATCCGGCGGGGCAGGGCCCGGTGTAACCCTCGCCGGCAACTCGGCCCGCCAGGACAACACCAGCACCTCCGGGCAGGTCACGCAGACCCACGTCCTTGCGGGCGCGAACGCACAGCAGGACAACACCAGCACCTCCGGGGCCATCTCCGGCGCAGCCACCCTGGCGGGCAACAACGTCCGTCAGGACAACACGTCCACCAGTGGCGCGGTTACGCAGACCCACGTCCTTGCTGGGGCCAACGCTCGACAAGACAACACCGCAACTACTGGGGCGGCGTCGCAGACGCACTCCCTGGCCGGGGCGAACGCCGACCAAGCCAACACAAGCACCTCCGGCGCAGTCACGCAGACTCACGTTCTTGCCGGGGCCAGCGCCCGCCAAGACAACACCAGCACGTCTGGAGCGATCTCCAGCTCCGGGTCGCTTGCTGGCAACAACGTCGCGGTCCCGAACACCTCGACGTCGGGGGCAGTCACGCAGGCCCATGTGCTGGCGGCCAACGGCGCGGCCTCATCGAACACGTCAACTTCGGGCGCGGTCAGCACGTCGCACGTCCTTGCCGGCGCCAGTGCGCGGCAGGACAACACGGCGACGGCTCAGCCGGTCGTGCAGACGCACCTCCTGGCCGGCGCCAACGCTCGACAGGACAACACCTCGACCAGTGGCGGCGCCTTCATAGTCGTCACTCTGGCGGGCAACAGCGTTCGCCAGAACACCACCTCGACAACAGGGACGGCTTCCCAAGCTCACCTTCTGGCGGCGGCTGATGCGTCCCAGATCATCGTCAGCACGTCTGCCGGCGTGGTGCAGGGCGCCAGCCTGTCGGGATTCAATGCCCGTCAGGACACAACGTCCTCATCGGAGCCTATTACACAGACGCATCTGTTGGCAGGAACAGATGCTCAACAGATTGTTGTCTCAACAGACGGCAGAATCTTCTCGTACACACTGTCGCCATCTGGCAACAGTGCCACAACAGGCTCTGACGGCTACGCCACAAGCGTGCCAGCCGACAGGTACGTCGCAAGCGTGCCGTTCGCTGTCATTACAGCCAGCGTCCCGGGCGGCAACACTTCCGTCAGGGTAACGCGGTAACAGCACACAGGACACCACCATGAGCGTTCTCGGGAAATTCAGCAAACAGCCGGTCGAGGTCCAGGACTACGACATCGACTTCAATCCGTACCTGGAGTCGCACAACGACATTGCCTTGTCGCACACAGCGTTTGCCGAGGCAGGCGTGACCATTCTTGCGTCGGATCTGACGGACGGCATCGTCAAGGTGTTCGTCTCCGGCGGCACGGACGGCAACAGCTACAAGGTCAGCGCCACCATCACGACTCAGGGCGGTCGGGTCAAGCAGGGCGACATTCTGGTCAAGGTCAAAGAGATTTGACGCCGTAGCTCGCACCGCCACTCATAGAATCGATTCCACCAAGCGATGACTTCAACGTCGCTCTTCCCCAACCCAGGCATCTAAGGAGTCATCATGCCCGGTTTTTCCAGAGCCCTTGCTCAACAGATCTTTGACGCCACCTTGGCGTCTTCGCGAACCAGCCTGACCGCAAAGTCCGGCGTGTGGATGTCGCTGCACACCGCCCCGCCTGATGACAACACTGGCGGCAACGAAGCAACCTATGCCGGCTACGCCCGGGTCAACATCGCATCGCTGATGTCGTCGTCCACGACCGGCGTTGCGCCAGAACAGATCGTTCGAGCCACGAACACTGGCGACATCAACTTCCCGGCCTCGACCGGCGCGACGCAGACGGTCACCCACTGGGCGATCTGGTCTGACCAGACGCTGGGCACCAGCGCGTACCTGATGTACTCGGGTTCGCTGTCCGCCAGCCGCTCCGTGCAGTCTGGCGACGTTGTCGTGATCCCGGCTGGTCAGTTGGTGGTCGACCTGACCTGATCGATCATGGCGGGCCTGTCCAAGTACCTTGCGCTCGCGCTGTTCGATGCCTCGCTGAACCCGGTCCGGGCGTCTTTCGCACCTCCGGCCGGGTTGTACTTGGCGCTGCACACCGCACCGCCGAGCGACTCCACCTATGGCAACGAGGCGACCTATGGCGGATACGCGAGGCAGGCTCTCAACAGCCTGACCGCAGAGACCGGCGCAGAGACTGTTGTTGGTGACGTAGACATCATCGTCACCAACGGCACCGCGCTGGTTTTCCCAGAGTCTACCGGCCCATCGGGACAGACGGTCACCCACTGGGCCATCTGGGACAGCCAGGCGGCAGGTGACGGTAACGTCTTGTACTCGGGCTCTCTTGGGAGCCCGCGACTGGTGTCGGCTGGTGACAGCGTCGTGGTGCCAGAGGGAAGCCTGCAAATTACGCTCATATGAGCCACGCAATCCCAAGCGGCGCGATCAACTCAGGCGCGATCAACCACACCCCCTACCCGGGGGCGGAGGATGGTCTGTCGCTGATTCAGATGATCGGCGAGGTTCGGGTTGTCGCCAGCATCTCCGCAATCCGCCTGCGTCTGTTGGCAAATGCGGTTACCCCCGCTCAGGCAGTAGACAAGGCGCCAATCACCTACGCCAAGATGCGTCTTGGGGCAGCAACATCTGCTGCTGCAACGACGTCGGCGGGGATGCTGCTCAAGGTCAAGGCGTTTCCAAGCGCAGCCATCGGCGCCGCAACTTCCGCTGAGGTTGTTGCTGGCGCACGTCGCAGAATCAGTGTGTCGGCAAGCGCACTGGCTTCGACTTCGGCTTCTGCGCTTTTGTCCGTAAAGCGTGGAGCTCAAGTCTCTCCTTCCGCCGTTGGGACGATTTCGTCGATCAAGAGGCTGCGTCGAGGGGCGACCGTTTCGCCTAGTGCTGGCGCATTTGCGCTCGCCGTTCTGGAAGTGCCACGGGGCGCATCTTCGTTGGCTAAATTCAGTGGGGTGGCGTCTTTTGCGTTCAGGCGCAGGCTGGCGGCCGCAGCTTCTTGTGCCGCCTCGGCATCTTCAGTGGCTCTCGTAAAGACAAGGCGTGGAGCAAGCGTTATTGCGCGAGCTACTGGCGGAACCCCCAACACGGCCGCTTATCTTCTGTCCTCGTTGGCCCCGCTGAGTGCTGTGGCACAGTCTTCTGTTGCTCCTGTCTTGCGACACAACATTGGCGCCTTGTCGCAGGCGTTTGCGCAGGCTCAGGCTGCGGCGACCTGTAGGTTCCTGCTTGGAGCATCTGTCACCGCATCTGTTGCGTACTCGGTCGCTGGCGTCGACTTGAGCATTACGAGGCCGGCGCCTCTTGAACGCCGCATGACCTTGCCGGCACAAGATCGCCGCATGGAGGTAACAGAATGATCCTCGGGACCTTTGAAAAGCAACCGGCCGACGTACTCGACTACGACATCGACTTCTCGTCTGTTCTCGATGGCGGAGACACTCTTGTCTCGACTGGAGACCCTCCGGTTCCGTCGCCCCTGAACGTGGTTTGCAGCCCCGCCGGGCTCACCATCGGCTCCACGTTTGTCGTCGAGGGTGGCAAAACCATCAAACAGTGGCTGTCTGGCGGCAACAACAGGCAAAAATACAAGATCACAGTGACCGCAACCACGAACGCTGGCCGCGTGAAGCAGGCTGAGTTTATCGTGAGCGTGAAGGACGTCTGACATGGGAACCTTGCTGTTCAAGAACAACGCCAGCACTACGCTGTCTGGCTCTATCAACAACACCCAGACGGCGGTCACTGTTGTCAATGGCGGCAGTTTTCCTCTTATCACTGGCGACAACTACTTCTACGCCACGATGTATGAGGTCTCTGGCAACCCCGCCGTCGAGATCAACATCGAGATCGTCAAGGTCACGGGAACAGTCGGGAACAACTGGACTATTGCTCGTGCGCAGGATGGGACTTCGGGTCGCTCTCGCAACGGCGTGACTACCTGCTACATCGAGCTGCGTTGGACGGCTGCGTCCAGTGCGCTGATGCTCCAGAGTGACAACAATTTGTCCGACTTGGCGAGTGCCGCAACGGCGAGAACCAATCTGGGCTTGGGCTCGATGGCAACTCAGAGCGCCAGTGCTGTCGCAATCACTGGCGGCACGATCTCTGGTGTCACCCTGAGCAGCCTGGACTCTGCAACGACTATCCAGGACAACGTCGATCCGACCAAGAAGGTTGCATTCGAGGTCTCTGGTGTCAGCACTGGAGTTACGCGCACTCTGTCCATTCCCAATGCCAGCGGCACCATTGCGCTGACATCAGACCTGACGTCTGGCTATCAACCGCTGGATGCGGATTTGACCGCTTTGGCTGCGTTGTCTGCCAACGGACTCATTGCGCGTACTGGCGCCGGCACGGTAGCCAACAGAGCCATTACCCAGCCGGCGGCTGGCATCACCGTCACCAACGGAGACGGCGTCAGCGGCAACCCAACGCTTGGGTTGGCAAACGACCTCGGCGCAGTCGAGGCCCTGACCGGCACCGGCTTTGTGCGCCGCACTGCGGCCGACACTTGGTCGGCCTCGGCTCTTGTGGATGCCGACATTCCTGGGGCGCTGACGGGCAAGACCTACAACGGCCTGACACTGACATCAGCCGCAACCGGCTTCACTGTTGCAGGCGGCACAACCAGCAAGACGCTGACCGTCAGCAACACCCTTGCCTTGGCCGGAACTGACGGAACCACCATCACCTTCCCGGCGGTCAGTGGGACCCTTCCGCTGAACAACCAGACGTTCTTCATCGGAACAACGTCTGTTGCCATCAACAGATCATCTGCCAGTCTGTCCTTGACGGGCGTCAGCATCGACGGCTCGGCCGGCTCTGCCACGACCGCAACGACCGCGACCAACCTCGCGGGCGGCGCGGCCAACCGCATCGCCTACCAGACCGCAGCAGCCACGACTGGCTTCCTCAGCGCGCCCACCACCACCGACACCTACTTGAAGTGGGACGGCACGGCTTTCGTGTGGGGCGCGGTCACCGGGGCCACTGGCGGCACCGTCACGAGCGTCGGCATCAGTTCCTCGGACCTGACAGTGACCAACAGCCCTGTGACGGGCGCTGGGACGATTTCTCTGTCCCTGAACACTGTGGGCATCGCCAAGGGTGGCACGGGCGCAACGACCAAGGCTGCCGCGTTCAACGCGCTCACCCCGAACACGACGCTGGGCGACCTCAGTTACTTCGACGGCTCGAACGAAGTGCGTCTGGCCGGCAACACCAGCACGTCGCGGCGCTTTCTGCGCCAGACCGGCACGGGGACCGTCTCCGCCGCCCCGGCCTGGGACGCTCTGGTCGACGCGGACGTGCCATCGGCTTTGACCGGCAAGACCTACAACGGCCTGACGCTGACGGCGGCGGCTACGGGCTTTACGCTGGCGGGCGGATCTACCTCGAAGACGCTTACCGTCAGCAACACGCTGACGCTCGCCGGCACGGACTCCAGCACTCTGAACATCGGGACTGGTGGAACCCTGGGCAGCGCGGCCTTTACGGCTTCGACAGCCTACGCACCAGCAGCCGGCTCCACCAGCATCACCACGGTCGGCACGGTCGGCGCTGGAACGTGGCAGGGCAGCGCCATTGGCATCAGCTACGGCGGCACCGGGGCCACGTCCAAGACCGCAGCCTTCGACGCCCTGGCGCCCACCACGACGCTCGGCGACACCATGTTCTTCGACGGCACAGACGTTGTCCGTCTGGCCGGCAACACGACCACCAGCAAGCGGTTCCTCACCCAGACCGGAACGGGTGCCGCCTCGGCCGCGCCCGGGTGGAACGCCATTGTTGATGCTGATGTTCCCTCAGCTCTGACCGGAAAGACCTACAACGGACTCAGCCTCACAGCCAATGCAACCGGGTTCCAGATTGCGGGCGGAACAACGTCAAAGACGCTGGCCGTCAGCAACAACCTGACGTTGGCAGGCACCGATGGATCGACGCTGAACATCGGTGGCGGCGGGACGCTGGGGACGGGTGCCTACGCCACCATCGCCAACTACGCCCTCCTGGCATCCCCAACCTTCACTGGGACACCGGCAGCCCCCACGGCGGCGGTGGACACCAACACGACGCAGCTTGCCACAACAGCCTACGTCGTCGGCCAGGGGTATCTGAAGTCAGCGACGGCGGCCAGCACCTACCTCCCGCTGGCAGGCGGCACGTTGGCCGGGGATTTGGTTTTCAACGGCACCGGACGCCTGATCCAGGGTGACTTGAGCAATGCGACTCCGTCCCTCCGGCTGGCGTTTCAGTCGAGCACGACCAACGGCAACACCATCGTTACCGCGAAGCCAAACGGAACGTCCGCCTCTTCGTTCTTCATTGCGCACAACGCCGCAGACGCCGACAACTCGGCCTATCTCTACACAGGCATTACCGGTGCAGCCGCCCTGATCGACTCCAACAAGACGGGGACGAGTGCGCTGGTTCCGCTGATTGTGCGAACCCAGGCTGCTGACCGAATGACCTTTGGCGTCAGCGGTGGTGTTGATCTGGCTACCGGCCTGCGCGAAGCCAGGGTTGCGATGGGCGCCAGCGACATCGACGTTAGGGCCGGCAACTACTTCACCCGCACCATCAGCGGCGCAACCACGCTCACCGTCAGCAATGTGCCCGCGTCCGGCACGGCGGCGAGCTTCATCCTCGACCTGACCAACGGCGGCAGCGCGGCGATCACTTGGTGGTCTGGCGTGAAGTGGGCGAACGGCACGGCGCCGACGCTGACAGCGTCAGGACGCGATGTGTTGGGATTCTTCACGCACGACGGCGGCACAACCTGGACGGGCCTGTTGCTCGGGAGGGATGTGAAGTGACCGCCAAAAGCATCGTGATGGCGGCGGGCGGGGCGGGCGTCGCGGGCGCCACATGGGTCTACCAAGACGACCTGTCCAAGTCGCAGTCGATTTTCGGCGCACAAACTGCCCGCGCCATCGCCTGGACCGGCTCGCAGCTTGTAGTGGTCGGCGATGCTAGCTCCGTGGCAACCAGTCCAGACGGCGTGACATGGACCTTCCAGCCCGGACTGCGCTCCACAGACTGGGGCACCATCATCGACGCCTACAACGTCAACGCTATCGCCTGGACCGGATCGCAGCTTGTAGTGGTCGGCGATAGGGGCAAAGTCGCAACCAGTTCAGATGGTGTGACCTGGACTTTCCGGGCGGGGTTGCGTTCTACAGCATGGGGCAACGCCGCTGCCAACGCAATCGTTTGGACTGGTTCACAGTTCTGCGTGGTCGGGGAAAATGGTGCGGTAGCCACCAGCCCAGATGGTGTGACCTGGACCTATCAGGCTGGGCTGAGTTCTACAGCATGGGGAAACGTCCACGCTGCTCGGGCTATTGCCTGGACCGGGTCGCAGTTTTTGGTAGTGGGAGAAAGTGGTCGTGCCGCAACCAGCCCAGATGGTGTGACCTGGACCTATCAGGCTGGGCTGAGTTCTACAGCTTTTGGGAACCAATATGCCGCTCGGGGGGTTGCCTGGGACGGCTCGAAGTTTGTGGTTGTTGGCTATTTGGCTAGAGCAGCCACCAGCCCAGACGGCGTGACGTGGACCTATCAAAGTGGACTAAGTTCTTCGGGCTTTGGCACTCCTGGTATGCAGGCTATCGTCTGGACCGGCTCGCAGTTCTTGGTAGGTGGAGAACTTGGCAACATCGCAACCAGCTCGGACGGCGTGACGTGGTCCAGCCAGTCCGGCCCGCAATTCACTGGGAGCGGCATTGAAGCAATCGTTTGGACCGGCTCGCAATTTGTGACGGCGGGGGCCGCTGGGCAGGTGGCGACCAGCCCGAATGCGACGACATGGACTTACAGGGACGACCTCTCTAAGAGATCGACGGTTTGGGGGATGTTCACCTCTGTCAACGCTATTGCCTGGAGCGGGTCGCGGTTTGTGGCGGTCGGCAATCTTGGCTCTGCGGCAACCAGCCTCGACGGCGTGACCTGGACTTTCCAAACAGGACTGAGTTCTACATCCTGGGGCTTTAGTATTGCCCGCGCAATCGCCTGGAGTGGTTCGCAGTTTGTGGTGGTCGGCGATCAAGGCAGAGTGGCAACCAGCCCAGATGGCGTGACCTGGACTTTCCAAGCAGGGCTGCGCTCCACGACCTGGGGCAACAGTCCTGCCGCCCGCGCAATCGTCTGGACTGGTTCGCAGTTCTGCGTGGTCGGAGATGGCGGCAGAGTGGCAACAAGCCCAGACGGTGTGACCTGGACTTTCCAAGCAGGGCTGCGCTCCACGACTTGGGGCACATCCAGCAACGTCAACGCCATCGCCTGGACCGGGTCGCAGTTTTTAGTGGCTGGGGCGAGTGGTCGTGCTGCAACCAGCCCAGACGGTGTGACCTGGACCTATCGGGCTGGGCTGAGTTCTACGGCATGGAGTACCACCTCGGTCAACACCATCGCCTGGACCGGATCGCAGTTCTGCGTGGGCGGCAATAGTTCCAATGTGGCAACCAGCCCAGACGGTGTGACCTGGACTTACCAAGCAGGGCTGCGCTCCACAGACTGGGGCACATTTAGTACCGTCAACGCTATCTCCTGGGCGGGTTTGCAATTTTTGGCAGTCGGGGCTAACGGTAGAGCGGCCACCAGTTTTGACGGCGCAACCTGGGCCTACCAGTCTGGTCTCAGTGCTGCGCCTTGGCTCACCACCTCTGCCAACGCCATCGCCTGGACCGGAACTCAGTTCTGCGTGGTCGGAGGCAGCGGCAGAGTCGCAACATCATCACAATAAGGGCTCTTCATGTACGCCATCATCGAAAACTCCAGTGTCGTTGAGTTTCCAATTCTTAGCATTCACCAGCGGTTCCCCAACGTCAGCTTTCCGCTGAATGTTGCGGATGCCGATCTGCCAAATGGCGTCGTGCGCGTTCACGCGGTCGCGCCGCCGGCGTTTAACCCCACCACCCACAAGCCGGTGCAGCAATCGTCTCCAGTGCTGGTCAATGGCCGCTGGCAGCTTGGGTACACCATTGCCGCACTCAGTGCGGGCGAGACACAAGAGCGCAACACTGCACTGGCCGCAGAAGTTCGAGCCGAGCGGGGCGCCAAGCTCGCTGCTTCCGACTGGACCCAGGTTGCTGATGCGCCAGTAAACAAGGCGGCCTGGGCAGCTTACCGGCAAGCCCTGCGCGACATCACCGGGCAGCCAGGGTTCCCCCTCAGCATCAACTGGCCTGATGAGCCATAGACGCAACCCCCACGGCGACAAGGACGCCACCAGCAACACAGGAGCACATGATGGACGAGCAACAGATCGAGGCCCTTCTGGAGCGGGCCGCCAAGAAGGGCGCCAGGGAGGCCCTGGAATCCATTGGCCTACACGACGATGGCGCCGTCCATGACGTCCAGGAGCTTCGCAGCCTGCTGGACGCCTGGAGAGGCGCCAAGAAGACGATCTGGAAGACCATCATGCAAGCCCTGACAATGGCCTTCCTTGGAGCCCTTGCGGCCGGCGCGTTCATGCAACTGAAGAAGTAATCATGCTCGAACTACTTGGCGGGGGCGTCCTCGGCTCCCTTCTGGGCGGCGCGTTCCGCCTTGCCCCCGAGGTCCTCAAGTTCTTCGACAAGAAGAACGAGCGTCTGCACGAGCTCAAGATGTTCGAGCAGCAGTGCGCTCTGGAGGCGCAGCGCGGGTCTCAGAAGCTCCAGGAGATCGGTGCGCAGCACGGCATGGCGGTAGACGCCGGAGTGATTTCCGCGTTCCAGTCGGCTATTGAGCAACAGACTGAGATGGCGAAGGCCGCCGGAGGTTGGGTCGCAAAGCTGTCCGCATCTGTTCGCCCTGTTGTGACCTACTGGGTCCTTGCAATCTGGTCCTTCGCGCACCTCTACTTTGCCTACATGGGCTGGCTCAATGGGCTGTCTCCGGTAGAGGTGTTCAAGCTGATGCTCTCGGCTGACTTTGCGGCTCTGGTTGGCGGAATCACCAACTACTGGTTCCTGGACAGGACCCTGGCGAAGCGCGGTCTATGAACCTGAGCATTGCCGCCGAGCTCTGTCGCAGGTTCGAGGGTTTCCGTGCGAAGCCTTACCTGTGTCCGGCCGGCGTCCCGACCATAGGCTATGGCTCGACCCACTACTCGGATGGCCGCAAGGTCACGCTCGAAGATCCTTCGGTCACTGAGCCGCAAGCGCGACTGTTGCTACTCAATGAGCTCCTGAACACCTATGCCCCTGGTACGGTGCGTCAGTGTCCCGGTCTGTTGGCTGCGGCCTTGACGACCAATGACTGGCGCAGGCTGAACGCCATCGTCGACTTTGCCTACAACCTGGGTGTTGGCAGGCTTCAGACGTCCACCCTGCGCCGAAAGATAAATGCGCAGGACTGGGAGGGCGCTAAGGAACAATTGCAACTGTGGGTCCGTGGCGGGGGCAGGGTGCTTCCAGGCTTGGTTGCTCGCAGGCGTGCCGAGGCAGCCTTACTCTGAGGGTTCGTAGATGCCTGCAATCGTCATCAAAGCATTCAATGGGATCAAGCCCATTGTCAGCCCCCTTCTGCTGCAACCGGGAGAGGCCCAGATTGCCGAGAACGTGCAACTGGTCAGCGGAGCCCTGGTGCCGCTGAGAAGCGTGAGCGCGGTCCGGCCGCTGACCAAGAGCTCCCCGCAAACCATCTTTCGGTACGGCGACTCCGAGGATGAGTCTGAGTATTGGCTGGAGTTTCAGCAGGACACTGACGTCGTCAACTCACCGATTCCGAACGACCAGTACCGCAGGATCTACTGGACAGACGGCGGAAGCCCGAGGTATGCGACGTCTCAACAGATTCTGTCCGGCGCCAGCTACCCGAGCCTGTCATCGCCGCTGGGGATTCCGGCGCCACAGACTGCGATCATCGCGTCTGGCGCAGAGCCGCCGGATGCCGCCAACAGCGAAACCCGCGCCTACACCTACACCTACGTCTCGGCCTACGGTGAAGAAGGCCCTGCCGCCCCGCCATCGTCCCTAGTCACAATAGACCCGAACGAGCCGGTGCTGCTGCAAGCCATGAGCACTGGCGTGGGCGGCGAGTACAACCTCGTCAGCAAGCGCATCTACCGGACCTCAACGGTCGGCAGCAATGCGGAGTACCAGTTCGTTGCCGAGGTGCCGGTTTCGGACACCGCAACCACGGACAACAAGGAGCAAGCCGAGCTCGGCGAGGTGCTGCTGTCCAAGGACTGGGTTCCGCCGCCGGCTGGCATGCGCGGCCTGAAGATGATGGCGAACGGCGTGGCCGCAGCCTTCCTGGAGAACACGCTCTACCTGAGCGAGCCGAACCTTCCCCATGCGTGGCCTCACAAGTACCCGGTGGACTTCCGGATCGTTGGTCTGTCCACGTTCCGCCAGTCTGTTGCGGTCCTGACCAACGGCTACCCATTCCTGGCGACGGGCGTTGATCCGGGCGGGATGTCGCTTGAGCGGCTGGAGTTCCCCCACGCCTGTCTGTCGAAGAAGTCCATCGTCGACACCGGAGACGGCTGCCTGTACGCAGGCGCTGACGGCGTTGTCAGCATCGGCGCCAACGGCATGCGCGTGGTGTCCGAGCAGCTATTCAGCCGCGAGCAGTGGCAGTCATTGAACCCTGCGTCGATGCGGGCGTTCCTGCACAACAGCCGCTACCACGTCCTGTATCAGGACAAGAGCGGCTATCGCGGGATGCTGGTCTTTGACTTCACCGGTCAGGGCGCGGTGTTGACCACCACCAGCCTGAACTCATCCAGCCTGATTCATGCCGGCCACTCGGACGCCCGCTCCGACACCTTGTACCTTGCGATGGACTTCGAGATCCTGCGGTACAACGACTCACCCGATCCGCTGGTTGCGCTCTGGCGCTCGGGCGTCTATCGCCTCATCAGGCCGGTGAGCTTCAGCTACGGCATGGTTCGCGCATCGACCTACCCGGTTGAGCTCCGCATCTATGCCGACGACCGCCAGCCTTTCGTCAAGACGGTGCAGAGCAACGCAGGATTCCGCCTGCCCTCCGGCTTCACCGCACAGCAGTGGCAGTTCGAGGTCGAAAGCATTCACGAGGTATCGATGGTAGCCGTCGCCACCTCTGCGGCCGAACTACAGTCGATGACATGAGCGAGACCAGGGTTCCGGCCATTCCATCTGTCACCGACAGGACTGTCGTTGACGCTGCGCGGGCAATCAAGCAGATCCTGGACATTCGCGAGGGTCGGGCCGGCGACAAGCTGGACGCCAATGTAACCTTCCGCGATCTGGTTGGCGTC